GCCTACAAGGCCGACAAGATGAAGCCGGCAGTGATTGCCGTCAAGGCGTGCGAGCTGGCAGCAGAACCGCACGTTGCGGCTCGCATTGAGGAGTTGCGGGAAGCTACCAAGGAGCGCAACCAAATTACCGTTGACTCCCTGCTGGCCGAGTTAGAAGAAAACCGCCAGGCCGCCCTCTGCGCCGAGACCCCCCAGGCCGCCGCAGCCACTGCCGCCACGATGGGCAAGGCCAAGCTGCTTGGGCTGGATAAGCAGATCATAGAGCACACTGGCCCAGGTGGTTCTGCGCTGACCCCCACCGTCATCCAACTGGTAGGCCCTGGCGATGACGACGGCCAGGCTTGAGGTTCCGCCCAAGCTGATCCCCGTGTTCACCGGCAATTTCCGGTATCGGGGCAGCTACGGCGGGCGGGGTAGCTCTAAAACCCGCACCTTCGCCAAGATGACCGCCGTTCGGGCCATGATGTTCGCCCAGGCCGGCATCAGCGGCTCCATCCTCTGCGGGCGGGAGTTCATGAACTCGCTGGAAGACTCCTCAATGGAGGAGATCAAGCAGGCCATCAGGGAGACGCCGTGGCTGGACGCCTTCTTTGACATCGGCGAGAAGTTCATTCGCACCAAAGACCGGCGCGTTTCCTATGTGTTCTGCGGCCTGCGCCACAACCTCGACAGCATCAAATCCAAGGCTCGGATCCTTATCGCCTGGATTGACGAGGCGGAGAGCGTGTCGGAAATGGCGTGGTCGAAGCTGCTTCCTACCGTGCGTGCCGAGAACTCCGAGGTCTGGATCACCTGGAACCCGGAGGACGAAGAAAGCCCGACCAACCAGCGGTTCCGCATGCAGGCCCCAGAAAACTCCTGCATTGTCGAGATGAACTACTCGGATAACCCCTGGTTCCCGGATGTACTCGAACAGGAGCGCCTGAACGACTACAACCGGCTCGACGGCCCCACCTATGCCTGGGTGTGGGAAGGGGAGTATCGCAAAAACTCACAGGCCCAGATATTCGCTGGCAAGTACGAGGTGAAGGAATTCACCCATGGCGAAGACTGGGATGGACCATACAACGGGCTGGACTTCGGCTTCTCCCAGGACCCCACGGCCGCCACGCAGTGCTGGATCCATGGCGACGTGCTCTACGTTGAGTTCGAGGCTGGCAAGACAGGCTTAGAGCTTGACCACACCGCCGACTATATTTGCAAGCGGATACCGTCTTTCGACAGGGAGACAGTCCGCGCAGACAGTGCCCGCCCTGAGTCCATCAGCTACCTGAAGCGGGCCGACCCGGATGGCAAGCGCAAGAACATGCCGGGCATTATCGGCGTGGACAAGGGCAAGGGCAGCGTGGAGGACGGGATAGAGTTCATCAAGAGCTTCGCTATGGTGGTGATCCACCCACGGTGCCAGGAGACTGCCCGCGAGTTCCAGCGCTACAGCTACAAGGTGGATAGACTGTCTGGCGACGTTACCAAGGTCATTCTCGACAAGTTCAACCACTACATCGACTCGATCCGCTACGGACTGGAGCAGGTCATGAAGAACCGGGGCAAGATCCGGATCTCCGATAAAGCCAAGGCCCGCGCCATGCGGCATAATGTCATGAGACGATAACCAGGGGCGCCGACCGGCGCCGCCATAAATAGGAGCGCCCCATGTGGCCATTTGACATCAAGAAGAAGCGCCTCGCCGAATTGCAGGCAGCAGTTGAGGCGGCCAAGGCGGAGGAGCAAGAGAAGGCCCGCAAGCGCAGCCTAGCCAGGGCAAAGCTCCGCTCCATGGAGAAGCGGGCGCGAGATGCGGCCGTTCGTTGGGAGGCGCCAGAGCTTATCCCGGGCGTGGTGCCGAAAGGACAGACCCCCGCCGTGGCCATGGACTCCCTGTGCGGGCAGACTTACCAATTCCTGAACTCGGCGGCGGGCGGCCTGTATGCCGCCAATATCCAGCCGTTCCCCGGATACCAGAACCTGGCCGCATTGGCCACCCGCCCGGAGTATCGCGCCTTCGCCTCCACCATCAGCACCGAGCTGACACGGGAGTGGATTGAGATCACCAGCAAAGACCGCAAAGACGCCAAGAAGCTGGCAGACAAGATCAAGGAGCTGGAAGAGGCTTGCGAATATTTTGACCTACGCGGGGTGTTCCGCCGCAGCTCAGAGCAGGAGATATTCTTTGGCCGGGGGCAGATCTCCATCAACATCAAGGGCGCTGACATCGCAGTCCCACTCATCCTGGATCCGAGAACAATCCCGCAGGGCAGTCTGCGCGACTTCACCACCATCGAGGCGATGTGGACAAGCCCCAGCACCTACAACGCCATTGACCCGACCGCGCCGGACTTCTACAAGCCCAGTTCGTGGTGGGTGCTTGGGCGAGAGATGCATGCCTCCCGCCTGCTGACCATCATCACCAGACCGTTGCCGGACATGCTCAAGCCCGCCTACAACTTCTCCGGCATGTCTCTGTCACAGCTGGCCCAGCCCTACGTGGAAAATTGGCTGCGTACCCGCCAGGCGGTGAGCGATCTGGTGGACAAGTTCAGCCGCACTTTCCTCAAGACCGAAATGACCCAGGTTCTCAATGGTGGAGATGGCGGCGACCTGTTTGACCGTCTCGAAATCTACAACAACACCTTCTCGAACCTGGGGATGGGGGTGATGGACAAGGAAGCCGAGGACATCGTTCAGGTCAACACCCCGCTGTCTGGCCTTCATGAGCTACAGGCCCAGGCCCAAGAGCACATGTGCTCAGTGAGCCGGATCCCCGCCATGGTGCTGACCGGCATCAGCCCGTCAGGCCTTAACGCGAGCAGCGACGGGGAAGTGCGAGCCTTCTACGACTGGATCGGGGCAATGCAAGAGGCATACTACTACCAGCCGATTGACACCTGTCTCAAGGTCATCCAGCTCCACCTGTGGGGTGAGATTGACGACTCCATCACCTTCAAGTTTAAGTCTCTCTGGCAGACCAGCGCCAAGGAAGAAAGCGAGATCCGTCTCAACCGCGCAAATGAGGCGCAGGTTTACATCACCAATAGCGTCATCGACCCGGCAGAGGCCCGCCAGCAATTGGCCGATGACCCCGACTCCGGGTGGGATAACATCGACGGGGAGATGGAGATTGTGGATCCGGGGATGTTTGATGATGAGGCAGAACCCGACGAGCAGACGCCGGAAGATTCCATGGCTCAGGATGCCGACAAATGGATCACCGTTAAGCCAAATGGTCCCGACTACAAGGGCTCCCCGGTGCTAATTGGAGAGGGAGGAGAGGTTAAGGCTGGGATGGGCGGTAAGTTTAACGGACAGAAAATTGGAGAGAAAAACAAGCCGGCACCCAGCAAGGGGAATCCGACAGAGACATTCAAGAGGATTGACGAAAAGGCCGCAGGCGCCGGGGCCAATAGGCTAGATCATGGCGAACTGAGCATCCCCGGCCGCACTGGCAACATAAATTCGGAGCTGGACAAGTACAAGTCCCAGCAGGAAGCGGCCAAGCGGCAGAAGGAAAAGGAGTCCTCGATTAAGACAAAAACCGATAAGCAGAAGGCTGCCGAGATAATGAAGGGGCGTGCCGACGAGATAGCGGAGAGAATGGGTGCTAGTGGCGGGCCTCAAAAGGTCAAAGAGATAAAGGAGGTTATGGCAGACTGGGCAAAGTGGAACCCATCAAAATTAGTCAGCTTTGTGGACAAGGTGGACGCAGAGCAAGCCAGCAAAGGTGGGTCATAATGCCAGCCAAACAACCAAAACCCAAAACCGTCCGCGCCATCCACGCCAACCGGGGCGTGGAGGCCCGCTATCGCAAGGCGCTGGAGGGGCTCATCAAGGAGATGAGCAACTCCGCCGAATACTGGCTGGCGGCCCAGTATCGGCAGGCGCCCCCCGAGATCGCCGAGGACGCCCTCCCTGCCGCCGAGATGGCAGCCAGGGTGCGCGAGGTGTCCAAGCGGTGGATAGCCAGATTCAACGCCATGGCCGATGACATAGCCAAGCGGTTCGCCTCCGGCGCCATCAAGGCCACCGACAACTCCTTCCAGAATGCCCTCAAGGATGCGGGGTGGGCGGTAGACTTCAAGATGACCAGAGCCATGCAGGACGTGGCAAAGGCCGCCGTGGTGGAGAACGTGGCGCTCATCAAGTCGATACCTCAGCAGTATTTCCTTGAGGTGGAGGGGATCGTGATGCGTGGCTACAGCCGAGGGCGAGACCTGCAGGAGATAACCACCGAGCTGCAATCCCGATACGGCATAACCAAGCGCCGGGCGGTACTGATTGCGCGTGACCAGTCCAACAAGTTGAACGCTGTGACCACCCAGGCGAGGCGCCAGGGGCTTGGCATCACAGAGGCAATATGGCAGCACTCTCACGGCGGAAAAGAGCCCAGAAAGTCACACGTTGCGGCCGATGGCAGAAAGTTCAAAATTGCCGAGGGGTGTTTGATTGATGGTAAGTGGATCCTGCCCGGGGAGGAAATCAACTGCCGGTGTGTGAGCAAGAGCGTGCTGCCGTTTTGACCGTCGTTGCAATAAAATCACCAAAGCCCTATCATTATCCCAGTTCATGAAACGTGGTTCAGACGATGCCAAATCCAAACATGATGGCCTTTGACCGGCAATCCGCCCGCAGCATTGACGCTGACGGGCGACTGCACGTTTCCAAGACCAACATCAGCAAGGCTGTGGTGAATCCATACTATGGCCGCGAGATACCGGGTTGGCAGCAGCTTGGCCTGGAAGGCGACAAGGTTTACCGCCTGTACCGCGATCCGGAAGAGCTGGCCAAGGGCGCCAGCACGTTCAACAACCTGCCCATCCTCAACAAGCACATCCCCGTTACTGTTGACGCCCCGCAGAAGGACAACGTTGTAGGCTCCATAGGCTCTGATGTGGTTTTCGACGCGCCCTACCTGCAAGCATCCCTCTGCATCTGGGACGCCGCCGCAATTGCTGGCGTCGAATCCGAGAAGCAATGCGAACTCTCCTGTGGATATCGCTATGACCCCGACATGACCCCCGGCACCACCAGTGACGGCGAGGCCTATGACGGTGTGATGCGCAATATTCGCGGCAACCACCTGGCGCTTGTGGAAGTTGGCCGCGCCGGGCCGGATGTGGTGGTGGCCGACTCCAGTCCATTCCATAAACCAAAGGAAACCCCCGCCATGAAAATGACCAAGCTGGGCAAAGCCCTCGCTCTGTCGCTTCAAGGCCTGTCCCCGAAAATCGCTCAGGACTCCGCACTGCCGGCCCTGGTGGGGGAAGCCGAGAAGAAAACCTTCAAGAAGGCAGCTGTGCTGAAAGGCCTGCTTGCCATGGACTCCGATATCGACGCCGAGAAGGCCGACGAGATCATCGATGCTGTTCTTGGTGTCGAGGAGTCCCCCGAGGCCGTCGAACTGGATCGCGAACTGGGCCAAGACGAACCCGATTTGATGGGCTTCCTGGCTGGCAAGCTGTCGCCGGAAGATCTGGAAGCAGTCAAAGGCATGATGACCCCAGCCAAAGACGCCGAGCCCGGCATGAAGCCGGAAGCCGTCGAAGAGAAGGTGACCGCCGCCATGGACTCCATGCGCGTCGAGTTCCGTCAGCTGGAGCAAGCCAAGGTCGATGTCCGCGCCGTTGTCGGTGACGTGATCGGCATGGACAGCGCCGAGGAAGTGTACCGCTTCGCCCTGGGCAAGATGGGCCACGACCACAAAGACATGCCAGCCGCTGGCCTGCGTACCATGTTCAACGCAGTGAAGGACGTTAAGGCCTCGCGCCCGGCGCCCCGCATTGCCGAGGATTCCGCCGCCACTGTGCAGCAATTCAACCTTGGCCGCTTCGGCCAGGCATAAGGAGCCTAAACCATGGGTTTTCAAACTACCGTAAACCTCCAGCAGGCTCCTGCAGTCGCTGGTGACTTTGCCACTGCCAACCCCCGAGCCTCCTTCCCGGCTGGCGAAGGTCAGTACGTGGCTGCTGCCGCTGGCGTGACCGTTGGCCGCTTTGCGTGGATCGACGCCGTTACCGGCTTGGTGTCCAACACCGGCACCGGCAAGCCTGATGGCTTCGTCCATCGCGAACAGCAGGCGCTGATCTCCGTCTACCTGGCCGAAGCCAGCAACGTCGTGCCGCAGGGATTCCCTGTGACCGTCATGCGCACTGGCGACTACTGGGCTACCGCTACCGTGGGCGCAGCAGTGAAAGGCAACAAGGTTTTCGCCAAGTTGTCTGACGGCACCGTTCAGGCCGGTGCTGCTGGCGCAACCATAGCCGGTTTCATCGAGACCGATTTCGTTATCACCCAAGGCTGCGCTCTGAACGAGCTGGCTGTGATCACCCTGTAAGGAGCGGCAACCATGATTATCGACTTCAAAGAACTGGAGCGCCGCGCCGGTATCCACTTCATGGGCCAGCAGCCCATGGCGATGGATAACACGCTGAGCTACGATTTCAACCTTGCCATGGACGCCCAGCCCGGCCTGGTAACTGTCAGCAACTCCGGTATCCCGGCTTTCCTGACCACCTACATCGACCCGAAAATGATCGAGGTACTGGTTGCCCCGATCAAAGCCGCCGAGGCTGTAGGTTCCGAGGTTAAGAAAGGCGACTGGATCACCGAAACCGCGATGTTCCCTGTCGTGGAATCCACCGGTCAGACTGCGGCTTATGGTGACTACAGCAACTCCGGATCCACCGGCGTGAACACCAACTTCCCGCAACGCCAGAGCTTCCACTACCAGACCGTTTCCCAGTGGGGCGAGAAGGAGCTGGAACGCGCAGGCGCGGCCCGTATCGACTGGGCAAGCCGTGTGGGGATCGCCTCCGTGCTGACCCTGAACAAGTTCCAGAACAAGACCTACCTGTTCGGTGTGGCTGGCCTGAAGAACTACGGCATGCTGAACGATCCGGCGCTGCCAGCCAACCTGACCCCTGGCACCAAGGCGGCAGGCGGCACCACCTGGTCAACCGTTGCCGGCAAGCCCAACGCAACCGCCCTGGAAGTGCTGGCGGATATCCAGGCCATGTTCTGGAACCTGCAAGTGCGCCTGAACGGCAACGTGGACACAGACAGCAAAATGACGCTGATCTCCTCCCCGTCCGCCGCCGTGGCCAAGAACTTCGTCAACGAGTTCGGCCTGAACGTTGAGGACTACCTCAAACAGGCGTACCCCAACCTAACCTGGAAGACTGTGCCGGAGTACAAGACCGGTTCCGGCGAACAGGTTCAGCTGGTTGTTGACGAGATCGAAGGTCAGCGCACCTGGGACTGCTGCTTCACCGAGAAGATGCGCGCCCACCCTGTGGTTGTCGAGATGTCCGCCTTCAAGCAGAAGAAGAGCCAGGGCACCTGGGGCACCGTGCTGTACCGCCCTGCCGCCGTGCAGGGGATGCTCGGGGTCTGATGCTGTGCTAAGATGGGGGCGAAAGCCCCCTCTTTTGTGAGAGAGATGATGAAGCAATTTACCCCCGGCGAGATTGTCCGCCTACGCTCAGGCTCACCCTGCATGACAGTGGAGCGATGCTCCGGCCGCCTGGTTGAATGCGCCTGGTTCGTGGATGGGCGGCTTCGCACTGGGAGCTTTGACGCTGACGCGCTGACGATTGACGAAAAAGGATCCAAACAATGAGCAAAGTTACTGTGGGCTGTCGCCTGCCTACTGGCATTATTCTGCGCCTGGACGATGGCCAAGGCAACGAAACCCAAGTTGAGCTGAAAGGCCAAAACGCCGACATGAACGGCGCGATCTTCATTCAGCCGACCCACTGCGGCTATACCGAAGTGGACAAGGATTTCTGGGATGCGTGGGTTGCCAAGCATGCTGATTTCCCGGCTGTCGCCAATGGAGCGATCTTCGCCGAGGCTACCGAGTCCAAAACCCGATCCGCAGCCAAAGAGCGCGCGAAGGAAAAGACCGGCCTTGAGGGCGTCTCGACTGATGGCAATGGCGTGACCAAGGCTGAGGCCTAACCCGTGGCGGCCGTTGCCTTTGACCCGGCTGCCTTCAAGGCCGCCTATCCAGAATTCAGCGCGGTGCCTGATGCCACGCTGAATGGTTATTTCCTGCGGTCGCAGCTGTTCCTTGCCAACGAGGATTGCCCGGTACAGGACGAGGCGAAGCGACTGCAACTTTACTGGCTCCTGGTGGCGCACATCGCCCAGTTGTCTGGCGCATTGAACCCTGGTGGAGTGCCCGGCCCGGTCGGACGCACGTCCAGCGCCACCGAGGGCAGCGTCAGTGTCTCCCTGGAATATAACGCCAGCATGGGGGCATCATGGTTCACTCAGACCAGTTACGGGGCCGCCTTCTGGCAGGCCACCGCCTATCTGCGATCCTTCCGTTACGTGGCAAGGCCGACGAGGTATTGACATGGCAACCCTGAGCGGCGGTGACAAGTTGGCCAAGATACTGGCTGATATTGGCGGCAAAGCGCAAGGCTCCGTCGATGTGGGATTTATGTCTGGCGCCACTTATCCAGATGGCACGCCGGTAGCTCAGGTGGCTTTTTGGAACGAGTTCGGCCACGGCGGCCGATTCCCTGCCCCGCCGCGACCGTTCTTCCGCAACATGGTCAACGAGAAATCCAGCGAGTGGCCAAAGCGACTTGGCGACGCGATCAAGTATTATGAAGGGGATGGTCGAAAGGCTCTTGCCGGTATGGGCGAGGCGATCAGCGATGATCTGGCCGAAAGCATCATCAACACCAACGAGCCTGCATTGTCCAAAACCACTCTAATGCTGCGATCTATCTACGGAAACAATCCGCATGAGATCCGAGCGCGCGACGTGCTGGCAGCTCAGGAGCTTGTCGAGGAAGGATTCCAGGGGGCAGGCGGGAGTCAAGCCAAGCCGCTGGTGTGGACCGGCCACATGCTCAACAGCATTACTTACGAGGTGAAGGAATGAACCTCCGCGCAATCGCCAATGCGGCAACTCAAGTAATCAACCCAAACACTAAGGTGCTGGCTCGCATCTCTTCCGGCTACACCATCGACCCGGCAACGCGAAAGCAGATCCCGAATTACATCACAGCGGCAGGGCAAGCCAACATCCAGGCTCTTGATGGGAAAGACCTGAAGCAGATGGACGGCTTGAACATTCAGGGAACCATCCGGGCAGCTTACCTATATGGCAACATCTCAGGGGTTATCCGACCGGACAGCAAGGGGGGTGATCTGCTGGAGTTCCACGGACAGCAATGGCTGGTGGTCAAAGTGCTGGAGAAATGGCCGGATTGGTGCAAAGTGGCCATCGTGTATCAGGGCCCAGAGATGTACCCTAGCGGAACGTTGGCCTTCAGTGAATACGGCACCGAGGCCAAGCCAATGAATGAAGGCATCTTGCGAGGTGGAGAATGATCACGCCAAGCATCACCATCGACAACGTGATCGCCGCGCTGGCTGATTTTCTGGATCCGCTGATGCCAGTCGGGACGCAGATAGTCCGCGCCCAGGTCAACCGCGTCGCCATGCCTGAGCCTCCGTGCATCGTGCTGACCGAGCTGGGGCAGTATGACCTTGCCACCACTCGCAACACCTACGACATCCTCACCGGTGCCGACTTCCAGCGCTCAACCCGCATTGACGTCCAGATCGACTTCTATGACGGCCAGGCTGGAGAGATGTGCAACACAGCCAAGACCCTGCTGCGCAGCTCCTACGGCCCGGACAACTTCCCGGACAACATCAAGCCGCTGTACTGCTCGGATGGTATCCAGGCCCCGCTGATAACCGGCGAGGAACAGTACGAGGCCCGTTGGACGATAACCGCCTCGATGCAGTACAATCCTGTCATCAACGTGGCTGCCGAGCAGTTCAACACCGTTGGTGAAACATCGGTGATCGCAGCCGATTTACTCAACCCTGCATAAGGAGAAGGCGATGCCTATCCCAGTCAGTCAAATTGTCACCGTCAACCCGGCGGTGGTCGGGACGGGTGGCAACCCGCTTTCCCTCAACGCTGTGTTTTTGGATGATGGCCTGACCACCCCTGTGTCCAGCTTGCTGAGCTTTCCCGACCTGGAAAGCGTCGGCGACTACTACGGGTTCAACTCCGCCCAGTATTCGCTGGCCGGGTTCTACTTCAACGGCCCGGACAACAGCTTCAAAAAGCCCGGCACGCTGTTCTTCGGAGGCTATGCAGCCGCAGCTCGCGCCGCCTGGTTGCGTGGCCAAGTGCTGGCGCTCACCTTGGCACAGGTTAAGGCCATCACCGGCACCCTGACGGTGACCATTGGCGGCAAAGCCTTCACCTATGCCACCGTCAACCTGTCTACCGCCACCAGCTTCACCAATGCCGCCACCCTGCTGACCACCGGCCTCGCGCTTACTGGTTCCGCTGCTGTGACTTGGGACGCCACCTCCTCCCGATTTGTTGTCACCTCCGGCACCACTGGCGCAGCCTCAACCATCACCCAGGCAACTGGCACCGCCGCCGAGCCGCTGGGCCTGTCTGCTGGCATCCTGTCTCAGGGTGCGGATGCGGACACCCCGGCCACCGCCATGGCACGCATCAAGAATCAGTCCTACAACTGGGCAACGTTCACGACCGTGTTCGAGTGCGACCTGGCCAAGCATGAAGGTTTTGCGCAGTGGGTCAACACCCAAAACAAGGGCTATTCCTACATCGCGTGGGATAAAGGTGCAGGTTACAAGACCACCAACAACGCCGCTGTATTCGGCTCCATCGTGGACGCCTTGAACTACGACGGCACTTTGGTGATCTACGGTAATGCCGATCACGCCGCCGCCGCTTGTGGCTGGGCTGGCTCTATCGACTGGCAGGCAGTGAATGGCCGCAGCACTCTGGCATTCCGCCAGTTCTCTGGCCTGGAGCCCTCTATATCCAGCCTGGCGGACGCTGCCGCTGTGCTGTCCAACAACGCCAGCTACTACGGCGCCTATGTGGATCGCGGAGAGGGCAACGAGTACAGCATCATGTACGACGGCCAGATGAATGGCTCCAGCTTCAAGTGGGCTGACTCTTTCATGGCCCAGCTGTACCTGAATGCCCAGCTTCGCCTGGCCATCTTCAACGGACTGCTGTCGGTGAACTCGGCCCCGTACAACGCGCTGGGCGATACCCTGTTGCGCTCCTGGTGCCAAGATCCAATCACCGAGGCGCTGAACAATGGCACCATCCGCACCGGGGTACAGCTCAGCAACTCGCAGAAGGCCACCATTGCCCAGCAGGCTGGTTTGGACATCAGCTCCGATCTGCAAAGCAAGGGTTACTATCTGCAGATCCTGCCGGCAACCGCCCAAGTGCGCGGCCAGCGCAAGAGTCCGCCCGTCAAGCTGTGGTACATGGACGGCGGTTCTATCCAGCAAATCACCCTGGCGTCAATCGCCGTACTTTAAGGAGAGACGACCATGGCTCGTACTATTACCAGCGCGGACAGCGTTTTTATCCTGAGTTCGGCAGACTTCGCGCTGGCTGCCACTCAGATCCAGGGCTACGCTGCCGACGCAGCGTTTGCCACTGACGAGGCGGACACGGCTGAGGTTGTGCTCGGGGTTGATGGCGTAATGTCTGCCGGCTGGGTGCCGCGCATGTATACCCAGACCATCACCCTGCAGGCTGACTCTGCCAGCATTGATCTCTTTGACGGTATCGTGCTGGCGCAGGACGCCAACCGCACTGTGTTTCGCCTTGGCGGGGTAATTACCCTGCCGGGCACCGAGCGGTCATATACGCTTTCGCGTGGCGTGCTGAACCGGCACACCTCGATCCCGACAGCGCAGCGCACTCTGCAGCCAAGGACGTTCACGATTACATGGGAAAGCATCTTGCCGACTCCACTGGTATAATCCCAAGGCGGCCAGATGGTCGCCTTGATTCTTTCTATGGCTAGCGCACTGCTGGCCATCACTGACGATGAGATGAGACGATGAGACGCACCGAGACAGTAGAGATCACCGAAGGCCGCGACGCTGGCAAGAAGTACCAGATCACCGAGATGTCAGCCGAGGCGGCGGAGTGGTGGGCTTTCAGAGCGCTGCAGGCCGTGGCGTCAAGCAACGTGGACCTGAACCTGCAAGCACCGATGAGAGAGCTTGCCGTGCAGGGAATCAAGGCGCTGGCCGGTGTCACGCCGGATATGGCGCGCCCACTTCTTGACGAAATGATGTCCTGTGTGCAGATCCTGGTGCCGGCCACGCAGAAGCCGCGCGCCCTGCTGGATGGTGAGATCGAGGACGTGAAGACCCGCTTCATGCTGCGCAAGGCAGTGGTAGAGCTGCACCTGGGTTTTTCCACCGGTGGCGAAGACAAGATCTGACCGTCGCCGAGCGTGCCGGCGGCAGAGGGGTCGAAATGGCCCCTTATTCAAACACCCCCGGCATCATCGCCACCCTGGTTTCAGCACGGCTCGCCACGCTCCACGAACTGCAGACGATTTACGGCCCCTATGATGCCTATCGAATGCTCGAGATCCACCAGACAGACCAAATCAACTCGGCCAGGCTGCAACAAGCTGCGCAGGCCAGATAGGAGGCCGCATGGCGACCGTGATTGATAGCCTTATTGTCACCCTGGGGCTGGACAACAAAGACTTCCAGCAGGGAATGAAGGACACCGAGAAAGGGCTGTCCGATACCCGCAAGAACACCGACAGGGTGGGCAAGCAGATCGCCGCCTCCGGCAAGGATGCCGCCGAGTTCTTCGGCCAGATGCAGCGCTCGGCGATCAAGTTTTTTGCCGTGCTCACGGCCGGGAAAGGGCTTATCAACTTCACCCGCGACGTGGTGACTACCGGCGCCAACCTCTACCGACTATCTCAAAATCTTGATATTTCCGCAGACACGCTTCATAGGTGGGGAAGGGCTGCTGATTTAAATGGCGGCAGCATGGAAGGGTTCTTGGGCACCCTGCAGAACCTGGGCAGCCAAGTAACAGAAATCTTTATGAAGGGTGATAGCGCGATCACCCCATACTTGCGCCAGCTTGGCGTGAGCGTCACAGATGCGGCTGGCAAGGCCAAACCTCTGACGGATATTCTAGCTGATATTGCCAGCTCTACCGAGAAAGCATTCCCAGATCGCCAGCAGCGCTACGCCTACCTCAAGCAGATGGGGTTTGATGAAGGAACTGTAAACCTTCTAGTGAAGGGAGGAAAAGAGCTGCGCAACGTCATAGCAGCTCAACAGGAATACAGCGATAAGGATAATAAAGCTGCTTTTGAGGCTGAGCAGACATGGATCAAGGCTCAGCAGAGGCTGGAGAAGCTAACCAGGGAT